TTGGATAATGAAGTCAAAGTTGGTTTTCCAAGATTCGCCCAGGCGGTTGTAGGTGTCGTGCTTGATCTTCCAGAGGCGCGGATTGCGAGTCGTCCCGGTGTGACGGCAGCGGATACGGACGTCGATATCCTTGAGCGCCACATTTCGCAGCCGGTCGTCTTCAGGCAGTTCGTGCAGGTGTTTCATGTCAGTAGATGTTTGATGATCTGATTTCGTTCTTTGCCCTTTGCTCGGAGAATTTGCTCCAGCGCAACGTAAGGGTTTACCGTCGAAACGTGCTTCCACTCTGGATTGCCATCGATGTTTCGAGCTGTCTCCAGACTCTCTACACGCACCAGTCCGTTAAATGCGTGGACGTAGATGAATGCAGGGCTGTCTTTCACGGCTTAACCTCCTTCTCGTTCCACAGCAGCAGATCCGCTCTCATGGCGTCGTTCTCCTGCTCCAGTTGTTTCACCCGATCCTCCAGCTTGCGGACATCGAGAGCGATTGCGCGGAGTTGGCGGCGGTCGTCCCACCAAATTTGAATTGGTTGTTCGGCGATATTTAGGATTCGTTCTTCAATGCTCACGGCTTGGCCTCCTTGGCTTTAATCCAGTTTGATTGCTCCGTAAGTTTTTGAGCAGCGGCTGCTGGTGAATCCCAGCGTGATGGATTGGAGTTTTCGCATAGCGCATCGCCCGCCTCTTCCAGCCGCTTAACTCGCTCTGAAACCTCACTCAAATACTTCCGAGTCGCGGCTAGTTTGCGTTCTAGCCTTCTGCATACCATCGCTAGATCACCTACGTTGTGCGGAGTGCTGTCTGAGATGGGCGTATCGCTGATCATTTTCGTGGCGTCAGGAATATGATCGCTGCTCATTTGACTCCTTCCGCAATTAGAGCGTGCTCCAATATCAAAAGAGCATCCGCGGTTTTCAGTGTGATTGATAGGCGAGGATGGCGCTGTTGGGCTATCTGTTTGAGGTGGCCCTTCCAGCCAGTGCCGTAGGTGGCTTTAACGCCGCATTGGAGCGTCTTTTGCCAGCGCTGCGGGGGCACTTCGATCAGCCTTGTTTTGGTGCTGGCGATGAGCCCCAACAGGAATCCCACGTTGCGACCGAAGTTGAACATCGCGCTCCCTGGTGCTCCCTTGCCGCCGGCGTACCCACCCACCTTTTCAAGGTACACCACATCCGAGATCCCGAGGCGGTCGATGATCAGCGTGCATATGTCCTGATCGGTGGTAGGCATGGAATCTAGGATGATGCCTCCATGCCCGTGGTAGGCGATGCCGCCTGACATACCGGGGTCAATGGCCAAGATCCGTTTCACTTAGCAGCCTTTCGCAGCCAGGCCTGAATGGCCTTGTCGGCTACCGCCTGCATTTTTAGGCCGGTGGCGATGCAGTAGGCCCGGAGTGACTTGTGGGTGGTTTCTTTCACGTTGATGGTTTTGGGTTTGGTCATTTGAGATTGCGTTGAACTTTGTTCCAATAGGCCTCGGTGGCCTGCTTTTTCTTGTGTCCCTGAGGACCGCCGTTCCAAATCCGAGCCTGCTCCTCGGTGCTCTTGCCTTTGCCGTAGTGCTGCAGGTAAGCCTCGCACACCGCCCGGGCCTGCACTCGGTTGGTCATGGCCTCCCAGCGGTAGTGCGACCCTGTGAATCGGTTCACATCCAGCACCACACCGCGGTGGATCTGTAATGGCCCAAGGGCGCGTCCGTTGTCGCCGATGGCAAGATCGTTGCCCGAGGACTCTACGATGATCAGGGCCGAGATGAGGTTGGAGAGAGTGGTCATGGTTTGGAGAGTTATACGCGTTGGCCAGTCGCGCCCCTGGGGGTGGTTTAGGCCCCACCCGGGGCTAAATCAAAGGGCAGCGTCCCAGATGGCCTTGCAGCTTTCCTCAAGCTCCCGGGAACCGGTGTCGCCGATGCAGCCGGCGAAATACTGCTCCAGGTAACCAACGGTCCAGCACGGCGGGTTTTCACGTAGACCGTCCTGCTGGGCGCACTGGGCAATGTTTAGTACGCCCCATCCGGCGATGACTTCCTTTTGTGAGGCCAAGTAAGGAGCCAGCAGCTCAAACTTCTGCTCGTCCTTCTGAAATGTGAAATTTGCTGCTTTGCTCATGTTGTTTCCTTTTTTCCTTCAAACTTGATTGCCCCGACAGAAGTCAAGCTGCCACAGAGATAGACATGAGTCTACAGCATTCTACTCTTTTCTGTAGATTTAAGAGAAAACCCAATGTTTGCAGGGTTCAAACAGGGGTCACGCTTTGGGTGTGTAAGGCTCGCCGGGGTGCGCCTGAGCGTGCTCGGCAAAGGCTGCGTAGGCCCGGAGGTCGACGTAGTTGTCGGCATGGAATACCCGGGCGCTGCGCTGCGCTTTGAAGGTCACCATCATCAGCTCCACTAGGTAGGCTGGGAGCGGCGCAGGCAGCGTGATGCCGTAGTACTGCTGGATAAGAGCTGTCCAGGATAGGCCGATGTTGGTGTGACTATGGTGCGGCTCGCCATAGACTTTGCCGCGTTCCTGGATCGTGCTGGAAACTATGTCAGAACTCACGGCCAGGCGGTGTAGACCACGGTGCCCTGGCCATTGGCGTCGACCAGCTCGACAGCGTTCACCGCCTTCAGTTTGCTGAGTGCGGCCAGGAGCTGCGTGTCGTTGGTCGCATTGGTGATGCAGGTCGACACGATGTCCGCGTCGTCGTAGGAAGCCGACAGGTTCTCCTTGGTACGGTCGCGCCAGACGCGCACCACGCGCCCGTTGGAGAGGTTCACGCGCCGCATCGATTCGACGCAGGGGAAGGTGTGTTTCATGGGGGTAGGCAAAAGCTCAGACTGGTTTCCATGTCGAGCTAGTGTAGACGTAGAGTGTCTCACTGTTCGTGTCGTAGTAAAGCGGAACACGTTTGGTGAGCGTTCCTGCTTGCGATACAACTCCAGTGGGCGCACCTGCATCAGCCGGAATCCAAGCAAATCCAGACTGCATATTTGTCGCTCCAGCCACTCCGTAAAAGTCGTTGGAGTCATCTGACCAAGCACCGGGTCCGATCTCTGTTCCGGTAGTATCAACGAACCTAGCGATCTTGTTTATGCCGGACGAGGATGGCCCCACCACGTTGCCTGAGCCTGCCCCGGTAGCCCCTATGTTGATCGTCCCAGCGCCATTGGTGACGGTGATGATGCCTGTGCCGGTGATCTTGGCCCGATTGAGAGTGCCGCCGGTGCCGTTGCCGATGAGCAGGTCGCCATTGGTGAAGACGTTGCTTTGCCCTGTTCCGCCGTTGATCACACCGAGCGTGCCGCTGACTGCCGATCCGCCCAGGGCTATCTGGGGCAGGTCGATGGCCTGGATGGCGGACATCTGCACCACGGTGCCGTTGCCGCGGAGGTACTGCCCGTTGGTTACTGCGCCGGCCAGGAACGAGATGGCAGAGGATGCCGATGTGCTGCTAGTGCCGCCATTAGCCACGCCAAGTACACCGCCCAAAGTAATCGTGCCCGAAGTAGTCACAGGCCCACCTGACGTGGTGAGGCCGGTGGTGCCGCCGCTCACACCCACCGACGACACGCTCGCGCCTGACGTCAGGCTGTCTAGCTTGGCCGCATAGGTGCTGGTCATGTAGCCGTTCTGCGTGGATGTCGCCACGTTCTGGCTGATGACCGGCGTGGTGCTGCCGGTGGCCACGCTGATGTTCGCACCGCCCGATGCCGACACATTGGTCACCGTGCCGGTGTTGCTGGTGTAGTCCGCCGGGTTCGTGTCCGAGTAGGCCCCGAGGTTGGTCAGGGCTCCGGCAGCCGTGGTCGCCCCGGTGCCGCCCTTGTTGATGGGAAGCGTGCTGGTGATCGTGCCCGCGGAACCTAGCACGTCGATGTTCCAAGTGCCGGTCGCCCCGGTGCCATCCAAGGCCGGGATGTCGGTTCCGATGGCCAGGCCCAGGTTGGTCCTGGCACCGCTCGCTGTGATGGCTCCGGTGCCACCGTTGTCCAGATCCAGCGTGCCCCCCAGGGTCAGCGTGCCGCTCGAGGTAATCGGGCCGCCCGAGAAGCTCATACC